GCCTAAAGTCAACTCACAGCCTACATATCAGGTAGAGAAACAAACACAACCTACCTCAGAACCGGTTCAGCAGACTTACACTGCGGGTGAACAGATGAATCTTCCATTGAATGAGCCGGTTAAACAGGGAGAGAAGAAACCATTCCCCGCACAGGACCCGGAAATCCCTAAAGCACTGCGTGATCTGATGGAAGCCAATCGTGTAGATGAGTGGGATATTCAGAACGTAGTAGCTGCAAGAGGCTACTATCCTGCAGATGTGAAGATTAAAGATTACGATAAGGATTTTATCGATGGTTGCTTGATCGGAGCATGGCAGCAGGTCTATGGAATGATCAAAGAGATGAAAGAAAAAGAAGTAATACCGTTTAATTAAGGAGGATAACAGATATGGCAACAGAAGGAAGAGAATATGGATGGGATGACACTATTAAAGAAGATGCTCAGGAGTTTGAGCCGCTCCCGGAAGGTGATTACAATGTAACAATTGAGAAATTTGACAGAAGCAGATCTTCTGGAAATGGAAAACTTCCGGCATGCAACATGGCAGTCGTGTACTTTATCGTACATGTACCAAACAGAGAGATAACTATCCGTGAAAATTATGTGCTACACAGTAGTCTGGAATGGAAACTGTCAGAGCTGTTTCGTGGTGTCGGACTCAAAAAAGAAGGTGAAGAACTCCGTATGGATTGGAGTGCACTGCCTGGAAAGACTGCCCGTGCCAAGATTGGCCTGAGAGCGGGTACCAAGGATCCGACAAAGAAATATAACTTTATCGACAAACTTTATCCAAAAGAAGCATCAAAGCCGGCATTTACACCAGGGGGATTTTAAAAAATGGAGCTGAGACCATATCAGCAGGAAGCAAAAGATGCAATCTTTGAGCAGTGGGACAGCGGGGTGTTAAAAACTCTGCTGGTCCTTCCCACAGGATGTGGGAAAACAGTAGTATTTGCGAAAGTTACAGAAGATTGTGTTCGCCAGGGCAGTAGAGTACTTATACTTGCTCATCGTGGAGAGCTGCTGGATCAGGCAGCTGACAAGCTGAAAAAAACAACAGGACTTGGATGTGCAGTAGAAAAAGCAGAATCTTCATGCCAGGGCACATGGTTCCGTGTAGTTGTCGGCTCTGTACAGACCCTCATGAGAGAAAAACGTTTAAACAGTTTTCCGTCTGATTACTTTGATACGATCATCATAGATGAGGCACATCACTGTATTTCTGATAGCTATCAAAGAGTTTTACAGCATTTTTCAGGAGCACATGTACTTGGAGTTACTGCTACCCCTGACAGAGGGGATATGAAAAATCTTGGTACATATTTTGAGTCTCTTGCTTATGAATATACACTTCCGAAAGCAATCAAAGAGGGATATCTGTCACCAATAAAAGCACTGACGATTCCATTAAAGATTGATATGAGTGGTGTATCCATGCAAGCGGGAGATTTCAAAGCAAGCGATATCAGTACTGCATTGGATCCATATCTGCAGGGAATTGCAGAAGAAATGAAGAAATACTGTCAGGATAAAAAGACAGTTGTATTTCTTCCACTGGTAAAGACCAGCCAGAAGTTTCGTGATCTGTTGAATGAAAATGGCTTCCGTGCTGCAGAAGTAAATGGAGATAGCCAAGATAGAGCCGAAATCCTGAAAGACTTTGATGCAGGAAAGTACAACGTGCTTTGTAACTCGATGCTCTTAACAGAAGGATGGGATTGTCCGTCTGTTGACTGCATTGTAGTTCTCAGGCCAACAAAGGTCAGAAGTCTTTACTGTCAAATGGTTGGACGAGGTACCAGATTATCACCGGAAACTGGCAAAGATCATCTGTTATTGCTGGATTTCCTCTGGCATACAGAGCGGCATGAGTTGTGCCATCCGGCGAGCTTGATCTGTGAAAATGCAGAAGTTGCCCAGAAGATGACTGAGAATCTGGAAAAAGAAGCCGGTATGCCGGTTGACATCGAAGAAGCAGAGAAAAAAGCATCTGAGGATGTTGTGGCACAGCGTGAAGAATCTCTTGCGAAACAGCTTGCTGAAATGAAAAGACGAAAGAAGAAACTTGTGGATCCATTACAGTTCGAGATGTCAATTCAGGCAGAAGATCTGTCCAGTTATGTACCGTCTTTTGGCTGGGAGATGGGACCACCATCAGATAAGCAGAAAAATACACTTGAAAAATTAGGTATTCTTCCTGATCAGATAGATAATGCCGGTAAAGCGGCGAAATTTCTTGATCGATTAGAGAAAAGAAGAAATGAAGGACTGACGACTCCAAAACAGATTCGTTTTTTGGAAGGAAGAGGTTTCCAGCATGTAGGTACATGGCAGTTTGAAACAGCGAAGAACCTGATTGATCGGATTGCCGGTAATGGTTGGAGAATCCCAAGTGATATTGTGCCACAGGAATATAAAGGAGCATAAACATGGAGCAGAGGACAAGCCTTGCAGAAATAATTGAATACATCGATCCTGGTTCCCTGAGCTATCAGGACTGGGTGAATGTCGGAATGGCACTGAAGCTGGAAGGCTATCCGATCAGCGTCTGGGATCAGTGGAGTCAGAAAGATTTCAGCAGGTACCATTCCGGAGAATGTGAAAGAAAATGGAGAACCTTCTCTGGGTCTTCTTCTCCAGTGACAGGTGGAACTATCGTTCAGATGGCAATCGAACATGGCTGGGTACCTGAAAGAGGACATGAACTGGACTGGAATGACAGCATTCAGATTGACAGTGACCGTGTAGTAGTAGATAAGAACTGGCTGGAAGGAAAAGAAATTCATGAGCCTGAAAACTGGAATCCAGCAGAACAGTTGATCACATATCTGGAAACGCTGTTTGAAGCAGGTGAGAATGTAGGATATGTGACTGGTAGCTGGGAAAAGACGGATGAGAAAGGTACACGCTGGCTTCCTCAGAAAGGTTCCTGGGACCGTACTGCCGGTCAGCTCATTGAACAGCTCAACAGTTGTAATGGAGATATTGGTTCCGTATTTGGAGATTATAATCCGAAAGCTGGTGCATGGATCCGTTTCAATCCATTAGATGGAAACGGATGTAAGAATGAGAATGTTACAGAGTACAGATACGCACTGGTCGAATCAGATCATATGGATATCGAGCAGCAGAACGCTATTCTGAGAGAATTGGAGCTTCCTATTGCATGCCTGGTGTATTCCGGAAAGAAAAGTCTTCATGCAATCGTGCGTGTGGATGCTGCAGATTACAGCGAATACAGAAAGCGCGTGGATTATCTTTATGAGGTTTGCCAGAAGAATGGCATTGATGTAGATACACAGAACAGGAACCCTTCCAGATTGTCCAGAATGCCTGGTGTGCAGCGCGGAGAAAAGAAACAGTTCATTGTAGATACCAATCTGGGAAAAGCATCCTGGAATGAGTGGTATGAGTGGATCGAAGGAGTAAATGATGATCTTCCGGAACCAGAAGGACTGGAATCAGTATGGGATAATCTTCCGGAACTGTCACCATGTCTGATTGAGGGAGTTCTCAGAAAAGGGCATAAGATGCTTATTGCTGGTCCTTCTAAAGCTGGTAAGTCATTTTTGCAGATAGAACTGTGTATTGCCATTGCAGAGGGTAGGAAGTGGCTACAGTGGCATTGCGCACAGGGTCGTGTGATGTATGTCAATCTGGAGCTTGACAGAGCAAGCTGCCTGCATCGATTTAAAGATGTTTATACATCTATGGGAATTGCGCCGGAGAACCTTCAGAACATTGATATCTGGAATTTGCGAGGCAAATCAGTACCAATGGATAAGCTTGCACCTAAGTTGATCAGAAGAGCAGCAAAAAAGGATTATGTAGCGATCATTATCGATCCGATCTATAAGGTTATTACCGGTGATGAGAACAGTGCGGATCAGATGGCTAACTTCTGTAATCAGTTCGACAAGGTATGTACGGAACTGGGCTGTGCCGTAATTTACTGTCATCATCATAGTAAAGGTAGTCAGGGCGGTAAGAAATCAATGGACCGTGCTTCTGGATCTGGTGTATTTGCTCGTGATCCGGATGCACTATTGGATCTGATAGAACTGGAACCAACAGAAGCGCTGATGAAACAGGAAGAGAATAAAGCTGTCTGTGGAGCTTGCAAAAGTTATCTGGATGCTCATTTCAAGTGGCAGGATGACCTTTCACAGGATGATCTGCTGAGCAGTACACAGATGATGGATTACTGCAGGGAACACTTAGATAAATGGCAGATGATAGCCTTGGAGCGTCAGGTAGAAGCAGCAAAGGCTGTCGCAAAGTCAAAGACTGCATGGAGAATTGAAGGAACGCTCAGAGAGTTTCCGAAGTTTGAACCGGTCAATTTATGGTTTGATTATCCGGTGCATCGTATTGATCAGATTGGAAGTCTTAGAGATCTGCAACTGGAAGCAGAAAAACCGATGTGGGAAAAAGCAGCTCAAAAAAGGAAAGAGAATGCTCAGAAAACCCGTGAGCGTAAGCTGAATGAATTTGAGATTGCATTTCAGAATATTGAGTTTGATGGCAGGGAGATTTCGGCCGCAGAGCTGGCAGAAGCACTTGATACAAATTCAAGAGAGCTGCTTTCATGGCTTGGAGAAACCAAGAGGCAGAAGAAAGAATTACGTAGAAAATTCGAAAAATATATGGGTGATGATGGTAAAGCCTATATCAGAAGAAAGAGTGCACAAGACTGAACACAACTTAGATTATGAACAGTACACGCAACTACAATTTTTATGATTATGTGCATATATGCTCAGAATCATATATTTCTGATTATGTGCAGTGAGCAAAAAGGGTGCGTGCGCAATATATACTACGTATATAGTATGTGCGTACCCCCACCTAGCGGGGGTAGGTAGTCGTGCGACAAGCTCACGCACGACGACCACCCACCCCGCACTCAGGTGGGCACCATACCTTGAGCAGAGAAAGAAGGAGTTGAAATGAGCACTGAATTTTTTTTAGCTATGAATCCTCCGACAGTAACACACCAGGAACATAAGGTTGCTGTTGTGAATGGCAAGCCAGTATTTTATGATCCGCCGGAATTAAAAGCAGCCAGACAAAAGCTGATGGCTCATCTTGGAAAAGAAGTTCCAGAGGGACCATACACGAAAGGTCTTCGGTTGGTAACAAAGTGGCTGTTTCCGGATGATGGTAAACATGGCAATGGCACATACCGGATCACAAAGCCGGATACAGACAACCTGCAGAAGCTGTTAAAGGATTGTATGACAAGAGTTGGCTTTTGGGAAGATGATGCATTGGTGGCATCAGAAGTGGTCGAGAAGTTCTGGGCACAGATACCGGGAATTTACATCAGGATTGAGGAATTATGACAGGGAAAGAGTTAGAAAAGCTCTGGGAGCTATATCCAGAAGTGAGAGAATTGTATGAGCAGTATAATGACATCCTGGTTGAGGATGATCAAGCCTGGAAAGAACTTACCGGCAGAGCCGAAGAACTGATCCGGCAGAGCAATACAGATCTGAAAACAACAGTGATACTGGAAACAGTCCGGCAACTGGAATTTCTTGCCAGGAGGAGAGCATCATGAACAAAATGCGTGAATACGAGCGGGGGAGAGAGGACGGTCTTGACCTTGCTCTTCGGATAGTAAGGCAGGGCGGATTAGAAGCCCTGGAGAAAGAAGTAAGATTCCGGAATATCACCGGAGTACATACATCACTGGCAGTAAAGGACCTCGACAAGGCATCTGAAAAGATCAAAGAAATGACCCTGGACACATTTACGATCTTAAGTATCGCAGTACTGCATGATTACTTTGGATTCGGACAGAAGCGCTGCCAGAAGTTTATGGACGGTATGGACAAAGGCGCTGAGTATCTGACAGATGATCTCGCAACATGGCCTGATTACATAAACAGCATAAAAGAACAGCTTGGATTTGAGCTGGAGATCAGATGGAATAACTGAGGAGGACGCAGAATGCAATTAAAAGACTTAACCAATAACCAGAGGCGCAAAGAGTTTCTGGAGGACTATACCGGATGGAAATTATGGCTTGTTGTGCCGGAAGTAAACGAAAAATATTATTCATATTCGCTTCCTGATAACTCAATGATTATTGCAAAAGAAACCGAGCACACCAAAGGCGATGACTGGTGGAAGAAAGAAGAACGTGGTGGCTATTACGTTACCACAGAATATTATCTTCTGGAAGGCGACTGGGAGAGATTTGCAGACTGTAAGAAGAGCAAGACACAGATTGTTGAACATTTGAGAGAGGTGACAAAATGCTAATTAGAAGTCAGAATAAACGCATATTAATCAATATGAACAACGTATCAAGCCTAGAAGTGAGCGATAATGAATTAAGAATTTTCGCTGATAATGGTGAAGCTATTTATGATATTGGCGAGTATTCCACCAAAGCAAAAGCCATAAAAGTACTGGATATGATTCAGGAGGCTTACATGGATTACAAATCCGGTGAAATTATTGGCAGTGGGTTGGCAGGATCAGCATACACAGGAAGCTATGATACAAAAGAAAGTGTGGCACATGGAATTGCTGTATTAAAAGGCTATGGAAATGAGGTAAGAAAATCAATCCTGTTTCAGATGCCAGAAAATAATGAGGTGGTTGTATGACGAACAAAGAAAAGTACGCTAATGAAATTCTGAATATCGCATGTAGCAGGTTTGGATTTGCGGTATCTAAAAGAACAGGGAAACCTTGCTATTGTTGCGATATTGATTGTAAAAATCAATGTTTGCTTTACGAAGAAGACGATGGGGTTATGTTTTGCTTAAAAAATGCAGTAAAATGGGGAAACTCAAAATATACTAAACAGCCGACAATTTCAAAAAAGGAAAAAATGTTTTTGAGCTGCGTTGGTGGAAGAGCAAAGTATCTTGGAAGACATTATAGTGGGGAGCTATATGTATCAAGACAGAAACCACTGTTGGTTAATGGAATTTGAGACTGTTGCGCAACTGCCAAAGTCCCTGAAGAGATTTTTGGCAATATGTTCACGTTCATTAGAAATAACGAGGAACCATGGTCTATTGCAGAGCTGTTAAAGTTGGAGGTGGAAGTATGAGCCATATCAGAGACAGATTATCGGATTATCATGATTTCATGAAGAAACTTGTGGATGACCACCAGATGGTTTTAGCAAGTGATGTTCTGGAAATGATAGAACAGCTTAAGGATGATCTGGAACAGGACGAGAAAGAAAATGGTTGGATTCCAGTCAGTGAGAGATTACCGGAAGACGGAACATATATCACTACTTTAGACGGAGAGCTTGTCGGACAGGAAGAACCATTCACGGGAATGTGCGGTATCGAAAATGGAAAATGGGATGATGAAGACTGTGTTATTGCCTGGATGCCACTTCCAGAACCATATAAGGAGGACTAAATGGGATATTGCAAATTAGAGTGTCCGGACGGCGAAACAGAGTGCTGCATCTGCTGTACTAAGAATGATTCTTGCCAGTGCAAATGTGATGATATGGACAGTTATGAATATGCAGAAGATTATGTTGAGGAGGACGAGCCATGATTACATTATTATGTGGCATATTTATCGGACTTAATGTCGGCGCATGGGGAGTGATTATGCTCGCCATACTGTACGATAAGCACCACCCAGACGATTAGAAAGGAGAACGGTATGCTGACAAGGAATAAGAAGCTGAAAGACTACGGTATTCCGGCAGAAGACATAGAAAAACTGAATACGATGCTGAAAGACTTCCCGGCAGAGTACGGATACCTGCTTTCCAGTGCTGCCTTGTCAGCTTGCCCGAAAAACACGGTGATAGCGGATATGGTTATCGAAAATATCCTACACCGGAAAAGCTACAGGAAAATCAGCAGAGAAAGATATATCCCGATGAATCCGAAGGACTTTTACGGATACAGGCGCAAGACCGTCGCTGTACTGTATGAGAGGATGCGGTTGTTTGGAGTGTGGGAGGATGAATAAATGCGATTAATAGATGCAGACGAATTAATTAAATACATTAAAATTTGGGAAATTGGCACAAGTATTAGCTCTGACCAGAAAGAGTTTATTGATTGCGTTAACGAGCAGCCGACAGCATTTGATGCGGAAAAAGTTACGGAATCGCTTATGGACAGATTTCGTGTTGTTTCCAATGATGAGGACTTGGAATGGAACAGAGCTATAGATTATGCTATTAAAATCTTAGAAGGTGGTGGAGTTGAATGAGAGAAATTCTTTTCAAGGCAAAGCGGATTGATAATGGCGAATGGGTTGAGGGGTGTTTGGTAATAGACCATTCACGGTCAAACTTATTTGAATATCGAATTCAACCAGTTGAATCAGGTGTTTTATACGCACCACCTATTGATCCAGAAACACTCTGCCGGTTCGCAGGATTTTGCGACAAGAACGGTAATAAAATTTGGAAGAATGACATTTTGATGTGCCATGGAAACCCAAAAGACCTTGTAAAAGTGCTATTTGGAGAATTTGGTGTAAGAAATATTGAAACCGGCTCCATAGTAGATAAAGTTGTCGGATGGCATTATGAGATTATTCCGACAGATGCAATCAGCAGATGTGAACCATTCTGCTGGTCAATGCCGCTGACAGAAGATTATATCGAAAGATGCGAAATGGAAGTAGTTGGTAATATTTTCGACAATCCAGAATTATTAAAGAAGAAATCAGATGAGTAAATTGTATGTAAGTGTTGGCATGAGCTTATCAATTGATTATGACGATATTGAAGCCGATACAAAAGAAGAAGCTGAGGAAATAGCAAAAGCACGAGCATCAGAAGATATTGACTACAATAACTGCAATTGCGAAGTTGACAATATGAGCGTGTGGTCTAGTTTTGAGGAGGAATCAAATGAGTAAATCAGTGCTAGTGATAAATACGCCAGAACGATGTATAGATTGCGAAATCGGACAGAATTATAGCAACATTATAGAAACCTGTGTTTCTTGCCCGATTGCAGGAAAGTCAGCGTTAGATGGAGAAGCAGAATCAATCCCTGATTGGTGTCCATTGAAGCCACTGCCGGAGAAAATGAAAGTAACTGGGCTTTATAACGGCGAGTATTTCAAAGCGGGAGGCAAACTACCGAGCTATAAGATCGGCTGGAACGATTGTATTGATGAGATTACAGGAGGAATGGATTAATGGCATGTGCAAAGAAATGTGATAGATGTGGAAAACTGTATGAGCAGTACAATTCTAAAAACGATAGAAAAAATCCTAATGGGATCATGGTATTAAATCTGGATAGTCAGAGAAGATATTTCGCACATAATGCTCTGGATTTATGTCCTGATTGTATGAAAGGATTTCAGGACTGGTTTGGAGAGGTAAAGTAGATGGAGAGATTAACACTTGAAGAAGCTATTAAATACATAAAAGAAGTAGTTTGTAAGAACAGAAAAAATAAAGAAAAGAATACTATTGTTATTCCTAACAGCTTTATAAGTAGCGCTGATTGTGCTGAAAAATACGAACAAGTTGCAAAATGGCTGAAAGAATTAAAATCTTACAAAGAAGCAGAAGAACATGGATTATTAATGAAATTACCAGTACCATTAGGAACTACAGTATATACGTTAAGTACGATTTTTGATTGTATTTATGATTATGACTGTAAAAGCTATCAAAAGTGGAAATGTAAAGAAGATATTCCATGTGAATATGAAAAGAGATCATACCATATAAAAGAAACTGAGTTCGGTTTTGTTATGGCACATTCTATTGGAGAAACCGTATTCCTCACTCGTGAAGAAGCTGAGAAGAAGTTGGAGGAGATGAAGAAGAATGGCATATAAAAATCATGAGGGCTATCCGGATCCAACATCAGGTAAGGCAATCAAGGCAGCAGGACATATGCCGACACATATTTATAATGCATACACAGTTCTGAACAACACTGCCGGGTTGCTGGGTTTAGAGATAACGGGTATCCGGGACAAGAAAACCAAGAAGGAATGGAAACGAGGAGGCTGACATCATGGATAAGAGAATTCTGGAAGAATACATAGATGCATGCGAGGTGACCAAAGAAGCAGAAGCAGAAATCCGTAAACTCGAATCAAAAAAGAATATCACAGCAAATGAGACTGTATCTGGAAGTAATCCGGAATTCCCTTACAATCCACAGCATTTTAAAGTACAGGGAACGACATATTCTTATTCAGACGATATCAGACTCAGAAACAAGAAAGAGATCCTGCGACAGAAGAAAGAGAAAGCGGAAGAACTGAAACTGCAGGTTGAAGTATGGATGATATCAATCCCATTCCGGATGCAGCGGATTATTAAATACAAGATCTTCGAGGAAATGACCTGGCAGCAGGTAGCAGATCGGATGGGACGGAAGACTACAGAGGAAAGTGTAAGAAAAGAATTTAAAAGATTTTTTGAAAAAAATTAAAGTTTGTCCGTTTTGTCCGATATGTCCGCTTCAAAGATGTTATAGTATATCATGAACGAATTGGAAATAGCCAAGACGTTCAGTTTTCTTTTCTCATACGTATCTTCCGCATATAAGATATGATGAATCCCCCGTCCTGGTCTCTGGTGGTGCTCAGATCAGGACATCCCGGAACATAGCTCAGTGGTAGAGCAGCTGGCTTATATCCAGCGTGTCGGTGGTCCGATTCCATCTGTTCCGATTGCGTGATCCACACACGCAACTTTTTTATAGTAAATCTCCTTAAAGGTGCGGAGCTGGCAGCAGTTCCGCTTTTAAAATGTTCAGGTGTCCAATTCGGACACCTTTTTATATGCCAATTTTCATACAGCGTGCACAGCACCAGCACATACATACTTTAGGCATGGATTCACTGTATGTAAGTGTTTGCACCTCCTTTCAGCGTGGTAGCAACCGGCTGTCACTATGGTGCTGGCAGGACTGTATTTCAGTAAATATCAAAAACGAAATGAATGAGAGGTGGTGAGGCTTGGCAAGAGCACCAGATCAGCGAGTAGAAGAAGCCAGAAGACTATTTGATTCTGGAATGAAATTGATTGAGATTTCTGAAAAGCTTAGTGTTCCAGAAGGGACAGTTCGAAGCTGGAAGAATAGATATAAATGGAATAATGCAACGTTGCAAAAGAAGAAACGCAACGTTGCGAGAAAAAAAGGTGGACAGCCTGGCAACAAAAATGCTAAGGGACATGGCGGTACAGGACCACCGGGAAATAAGAATGCAGTTAAAACGGGAGAGTTTGAAGCTCTCTTTTTTGATACCTTGGATGTAGATGAACAGAAGCTGATTCAGACAGTACAGCCGGATAAGGAACAGCTACTCCTGCAGGAGATACAACTTCTGACAGTACGTGAAAGACGGATGTTGAAGCGCATTGATCAGCTGCGACAGATGGAAGAACAGAAACTTGGAGCTGGTTCTGATGGAGAACATGTTCCTTCGGGAATGTCCGTAACAGAATTTAGTTCCGGTATAGAAAAAGGCAAGCCTACTGAACTGAAGAAGTACGAAGGAATTCTTGGACAGATTCAGTCCATTGAAGATGCGCTGACCAGAGTCCAGGCGAGAAAGCAGAAAGCAATTGAGACACTTCACAAGTTTGGATATGATGATGCGAAACTTGAGCTTGCAACTATGCAGCTTGAATTTGCAATGCTGAAACAGGATAACGTTGAGGAGAATACCACAGATGATGGATTTCTGGATGCAATGAATGCGACTGCGGTGGATGTTTGGGGTGATGAGAATGTATGACAAGATCAAAACCCTGAAAGAGAAACTGCAGAAAATGAAGACTAATCGGGGTAACAGCCAGATCAGTCAGACATTTCATTTTTCTCCATTTTCAAAAAAACAGAAGCAGGTTCTTACCTGGTGGTGCAAAGAGTCACCGGTACATGACAAGGATGGAATCATAGCTGATGGAGCTATCCGATCAGGAAAAACGATCAGCATGTCACTATCATTTGTTATGTGGGCGATGAGCTCGTTTTCCGGGCAGAACTTTGCAATGTGTGGAAAGACCATTGGTTCCTTCCGGAGAAACGTTTTGTTCTGGTTGAAGCTGATGCTCCTGTCCAGAGGCTATTCGGTCACGGATCACAGAGCAGACAATCTTCTGACTATCCGAAAAGATGGCAAAGAGAATTACTTCTACATCTTTGGCGGAAAGGATGAGAGATCACAGGATTTGATTCAGGGTATTACACTGGCAGGCGTGTTCTTTGATGAGGTTGCTCTGATGCCAGAGTCTTTTGTCAATCAGGCAACCGGACGATGCTCAGTGAAAGGTTCCAAGTTCTGGTTTAACTGTAACCCTGATGGACCGTATCACTGGTTCAAGGTCAATTGGATAGATAAGTGCGAACAGAAGAATATTCTGTATTTGCATTTTACAATGGATGACAACCTCTCTCTGGACGAAGAAATCAAAGCCAGATACCGGAGCATGTACATTGGAGTTTTCTTCAAACGTTACATCCTGGGACTGTGGGCGGCAGCAGAGGGCATCATCTATGATATGTTTGATGAAGAGAAGCATGTTCGAAATATCAAAGATTTCTTTCAGTTACTCATAGATGGTAATCGGTATGTATCCTGTGACTATGGTACTCAGAATGCAACAGTCTTCCTGCTATGGAATAAAGGCAGAGACGGCAAATGGTACTGTATTCGGGAGTACTACTATTCCGGAAGAGATAAAGGCAAACAAAAGACAGATTCAGAATATGCAGACGACTTGAAAGAGTGGCTTGATGGAACGAAGATTAAAGCGATCATCGTGGATCCATCGGCCGCTTCTTTTATCGCAGAACTTCGGAAGCGAGGATACAAAGTTTTGAAAGCAAACAATGATGTACTGGATGGAATCCGTCTGGTTGGAATGCTTCTGAATCTGGAAAAACTTGTTTTTGTTTCTTCCTGCGTAGAAACGATAAAAGAATTTGCTTCTTATATCTGGGATGAAAAAGCAATGGAACATGGTGAGGATAAGCCGGTAAAACAGCATGATCACAGCATGGATGCTGTAAGGTATTTTGTAAGTACAATCTTAGGTCATAAGATGGCAAGATTTAGAGAAGTCAGGAGGTGAGAGAGATGTATACGTTTACGATTCCAAGGGATGAGTTTGACGAACTCAGACCTGATAAGCAGATGATCAGAAAGTTAATCGGTAAGCACATCGGTCTTGTTGGTCGTTTGAAAAAGAATATGAACTATTACCGGGGCAAACATAAGATCTTGGACGATGAGAACCGAGAAAATAAGCTGGTATGTAACCATGCAAAGGATATCTCGGATACAGCCAGCAGCTATTTCATTGGTAATCCAGTGTCCTATAAATCAGAGAATGATATCACAGAACTGACAAAAGCTTTAGAGGTTGCCGGAGCTGATGAAGTAGATGGTGACAATGGCTTGGATCTTTCGATATATGGTCTTGCATATGAGTACATCTATGTGAAAGAAAATGAAGCATACCTGTGTGATAAGAATATTTCTGCAGAGAACACCTTTATGGTTAGAGATGACAGCATTGAGGAAAATGAACTCTTTGCTGTCTATTATTATGCAAAAAAAGATGATTCCGGAACAAAAACGACTCAGTACATGGCTACGATATTGACTCAGAATTATAAATTTGAGTTAAGTATCCTGAATACTGATGGCAGTCAGGAAACCACAGAAGAGCCTGTTCCTCATTATCTGGGAGAAATCCCTATTATTGAATATCTGAACAACAAACTTGCAATCGGTGACTTTGAACTGCAGATTCCGCTGATCGATGCATATAACGCGTTGATGAGTGACCGTATCACGGACAAAGAACAGTTCATTGATTCGATTCTTGCCATCTATGGAACATTGCTTATAGATGATGAGATAGAGGAAGACGGCGAACAAAAGGATGGTGCAGAAGCTGCCATGAAGCACCTTAAGAAGAGAAAGCTGTTGGAGATGCCGGATGGCACCAAAGCAGAGTATTTGACAAGGACATTTGATGAAGCTGGTGTAGAAATCCTAAAGAAAGCAGTTGAGCAGGACATTCACAAGTTTTCACATATTCCATGTATGACAGATGAAAGCTTTGGAGGCAATGTATCTGGTGTGGCTATGGAATTTAAGCTTCTTGGCATGGAGAATATCACGAAGATCAAGACCAGATATTACCGCAAAGGATTGAGAAAAAGAATTCGCATATTCTGTAATTTTCTTGCAAAGAAAGAAAAAACTGTGGATCCGGAAGGAATTACAATGACTTTCACCAGAGCTCTTCCAAAGAATCTTCTGGAGATATCTCAGATGGTATCTAACCTCAAAGGTATTGTGAGTCAGAAGACGTTGCTTGCTCAGATTCCATTTGTTGAGGATGTTGACGAGGAATTGGCTGCAGTGAAGAAAGAATCCGAAGAGAGCCTGAAACAGCAGCAGGAGATGTTTGGCATGAAAGAAAATGATCCGCCGGAAGATAATAATCCGGATAATTCATCACAGAAGAAAACAGAAGAGAAAAAAGTAGATGAGTGATTACTGGGAAAAAAGAGCTGCCTGGGACATGTATGAACGTATGGCTGATGCAGAAGACAATGCAGATCTTGTAGCCAGAATATATAGGTCTGCATCCGCTCAGATTGTGTTTTCAGCTCAGGATATATTTGAGAAGTACATGACAAAACACAAATTGTCAAAAGCTGAGGCTTGGAGATTCCTGAATAGCTTTCAGGATAAAGATTCCATTCAGAAGCTGCTTCTTGAGATTAAGAATAAGGACTCTGGAAAGAATAAACAGGAACTTCTAAAGGAGTTGGAAGCACCGGCATACAGAGCCAGAATCGAAAGACTGCAGAGACTCCTGCAACAGGTCGATACAGTCATGCAGAATGTATATCAACAGGAACAGCGGTTTGATACAAGCTTTTTTGAACAGCTTGCTGAGAATGCTTATTACAGGACGATATACAATACGCAGCGCAAGACTGGATTAGGCTTTAGTTTTTCTCATGTTGATCAGAAACAGATTGAGCGAGCACTTCGGATGAACTGGTCAGGAAAACATTACTCGAAGCGTATCTGGAAGAATACGGATGATCTTGCAAAAACGATCAAAGATGAATTACTTGTTAGCCTTTTGACTGGTAGGACAGACAGGGAGACCGCTGCAGTGATCACTGAGAAATTTGGCGGAGGGGCAATAGCTGCACGCAGATTGATCAGAACAGAAAGTTGTTTCTTTGCAAGTGAGCTTACCGCTCAGGCATATAAGGAATGTGGTATAAAGAAATACAGATATGTGGCAACTTTGGATTTGCGTACCAGTAAGATATGTCGAGAGCTTGACGGAGAGGTGTTCCTGGTGTCAGAAAGACAAGCCGGAAAGAACTATCCACCGATGCACCCGTGGTGTAGGTCTACCACGATCAGTGACATCGATGATGAGACGTTGTCCAGGATGACAAGAGCGGCTTATAATCCAGAAACTGGACGTACTGAGAAAGTTCCTGCAAACATGACATATGATGAATGGTATCAGAAATATGTCAAGGGAAATACAAAGGACAGAGTAGGCGCTAAATCCATTGCAAAAACTATTGATTCTGGTATAATAAAGAAAAACAAGGATAAACTAAAGATGAATCTGCAATTATTTGCTGAAAGCGATATTAAAAATCAAGAGTCCGGTTCGCTGAAACGAGCGATCCGGAAGTACGAAAAGCGAATAAAAGAACATGAAGAATATTTAGAAAATCCAAAAGCACATTGTTCTGATTGGGACGATAAAATGACATGCGAACAGGAAGGCTTGAAGCGTCACTGGAAAAAAGAAATTCGAAATTTTAATCAGGCAATACAGGATCGGATAGACGAGCTGAAAGAAAGAGGTGATTACAATGGCTGATGCATTAACAAGAGATGGAATTAAATATATGATAGCCCGATTGCTGGAAAATGCAAATGAAGCTGTTGAAGAAAGTAAGGAAAACAAGGATGATGCGTACTGTGCTGGACGGAAAGTTGCGTATTATGAAATGCTCGATATTCTGAAAACGGAGTTGGATATCAGGGATCAGGACTTAAAAGAATTTGGGCTTGATATTGATCTCGAAAACAAAATTGCATAAAATGTGAGATACCACCAGTCAGAAAAGGCCGGTGGTATTTTTATACCCATTTTTAAGAAAGAGAGGATATAAAACATGAAATTTGAAGAAGTGTTAAAAGCAATGAGATCTGGAAGTAAAGCAAAATTACCATCCTGGGGAGGATATTGGTATTGGAGTCCAGAGAAAGAAACAATCATCATACACACAAAAGGCGGACAGGAAATGGATATTCGAGAAACACAGAGCGTTGTATATACACTTCAGAATATCCTTTCTGATGAGTGGATTCTGGCAGATGAAGTAAACTGTCCTCAGCTTGGCGGTGAAGCAACGTTTTCCTTTGGAGAAGCAATTAAGTATCTGAAAAGAGGAATGAAAGTAGCACGAAAGGGCTGGAATGGCAAGAAACAGTACATTCAGCTTGCAAGCGGAATTTCATACAAAGCGCCTACAGGAGAAATTATAAATTGTGAGCATGATGCCATTGGAAATATGGCGATTGCTTTTGTTGGAAGTTCAGGTGTACAGATGGGCTGGCTTGCTTCTCAGGCAGACATGCTCGCAGAAGATTGGAAATTTACGGAGGGCTAAGAGCATGAAAAAGAAAATTGCAGCAGTAATTGCATTGATGCTTCTGATCTGTATTACAGCCACAGGATGTGCTGAAGCAGATCAGGTAAGCTACAACATTTCCAAAGAAGCAGATAACTTCAATGTGACCAGGAAACTCACGGTCCTGAATGCCAGGACAGATACGATTCTTCTGGAATTGACTGGAACATTTGCATTGAAGAATAATTCTGACAACGAGCTGGAAGTAATTATTGAGACAGCGGATAACAAATATCAGAAAGATTATGTGTATCTGAATGACTACACAATGTATGTAGTTGAAGATATTTCCGGATCAGCTGTAGATAAATATCATTACGAGATTAATTTTCTTCCAGAGTTTGGATTAAAAGCAACACACAGTGATTGAGAGGGAGGTGAGAACGGTGAAGGTAAAGTGCATTAAACGCTACAGTGACATCAAGTTAAAGAAAATCGTTTAAGTTGGCGATATTCTGGAAGTTGATGATGAAAGAGCTAAACACCTGATTCAGGAAGGTGTTGCTGAGATCACAAAAGAAACAGAAAAGGCAGCAGGTAAGGAGAAGGGATAAGGTGATCCGGTTATCTCCCTATGAGGCGCGGGGTGAAGCGTCTTATTTTTTGTGTCCGAAATGACATAAAACTACAGAATCTGAGACGAATGGCCCGGGCACAGTAGTGAATAGGCTGGGCGGAAAGGATAAGAAATGAGGAATAAAGTATTTAAAGTAATGTGTAAAGTTCCAATGAATCTGCAGTTATTTGCAGAAGGCGGAAACGGTGCTGGGACCGGCGATGAAGGCGGTAATGGCGGCGGAGCCGGTGGAGCAGGCGGTTCAGATGAGAATGAACCTCTGTCCTTCGATGATTTCTTGAAAACAGGCGGTAATCAGGCAGAGTTTGATAGGCGTGTCCAGAAAGCAGTCAATACGGCAGTAACCAATGCACAGGAGAAATGGCAGGCACTGACGGATGATAAGCTTTCTGAGGCTGAGAAGCTGGCAAAGATGACAAAAGAAGAGAAAGCACAGTACATGCAGCAGAAGAAAGAAAAAGAACTTTCTGAAAGAGAAGCTGCTATTACTCGTAAAGAACTGATGGTAGAGGCAAGAAACACACTTGCTGGTGATGGACTCCCACAGGAGCTTGCAGAGATTCTGAATTATACAGATGCCGATGCTTGCAAAAAGTCTATGGAGACTGTAAAAGTAACCTTCCAGAAAGCTGTTGAGGCAGCTGTGGAAGAAAAGCTGAAAGGTGGAAAGCCACCGAAGAAAGCTTCAGAACAGGAAGGCATCACAAAAGAAATGTATTCCAAGATGGGATACGCAGAAAGACTGAAACTGAAAACAGAAAATCCGGAACTGTACAAGCAGTTATCCGGCAAATAAAAAAAGGAGAGAAAAGTAAATGGCAGGAACAATTTTTGGAATTCCATTTGATGAGGAATTATTTATGCAGATGTGGAATGAAGCACCGGATCCGTATCTCACAGCAATGATCGAATCTGGTGCTGTTGTAGAAGACCCGGTTATTGCGGAAAGAATCGCAAACAGCGGAAACTTTTACACGATTCCGTTTTACAACACACTTGATGGAGAAGATCAGAACTATGATGGTCAGACTGACATCAAAGTGGAAGAGGTATCTGGTGGTTCTCAGAGTGGTATCGTATATGGCAGAGCAAAAGGATTCTTTGCTCGTAACTTTACTGCAGAACTTTCTGGTGCTGATCCGATGGGACATATCGTAGCTACAATTGCAAGATATTGGCAGAAGAGACGCCAGAAACGTCTGATTGGCATCACAGATGCTGTATTTGGTATTACTGGTGTATCGGGAAATGCAAAGAAATGGAACGAGAGTCACACTCTTGACCTGTGTTCAAAATCTGCCACTGCAAGAAACATTGCAGAAACTGACCTTAACGATCTTGCAACAATGGCTTGTGGTGACCACAAAGATCAGTTTGGCCTTGCAATCATGCATTCCGATGTAGCAAAAACACTGGAAAACAAACAGCTTCTGGAATTTTGGAAGTATACAGATGCAAATGGCATTCAGCGTCCAATGAATATTGCATCTGTAAATGGCTACACAGTTATTGTTGATGATGGTGTACCGTGTGTTACTGTTGGCGGTTCTGATGCTAACAAAGATTTGAAGAAGTATACAACATACCTGTTTGGACAGGGAGTTATCCGTACTGCAAAAGGTCGTGTTGATGTACCTGTTGAAACAAATCGTGATCCAAAGAAGAATGGTGGCCAGGATGAGCTGATCACCAGAATGAGAGAAACTATCCATCCGAATGGATTCAGCTTCACAAAACCAAAATCAAGCTGGACTGAATCTCCGACAGATGATCAGCTGTTCGCAACAGCAAACTGGAATATTGCATTTGATCAAAAGGCTATTCCGATGGCACGCTTGATTACTAATGGCTGATAGGAAGTGATCAGATGACCGATCTGGAAAAGCTGAAAAAGATCACCGGTGAGAAAGACGAAGAGCTTCTGCAGCTTCTTTTAGAGGATGCAGAAGCTTTCGTTTTATCCTATACAAATCGCACGCATATCGTTACCGGACTGGAAAAGGCTGTCAGAGATCTTGCAGTAATCGCGCTAAACCGGATAGGAACTGAGGGGGAAAAGAGCAGAAGCGAAGGTGGAGAAAATTACACTTTTGATGATGCTCCAAAGCAGATCTACGACACCATGAACCGGTATCGACTTGCGAGGATTGGAGGGAAGACCTATGAGACTCCGGAGAAGCAGGATTGAGACCTTTTATCACAGGAAAAGGATCGTAGAAAAAGATTCTGAGGGCGGCACCAGAGAAAGATATGGTGCTGCTTCTCTAATCAAGGGAGAGTCCTGGCCGGCATCTGGGAAAACACAGGCTCTGCAGTATGGCCAGAAACTGAGCTACATCAGGAATGTACGTCTCTCTGACAGTTATCAGATTAAAAGTGATGATAAAGGTAGAAATGTATATGTATTTGAAAATGGTGCAGAGATTCAGGAGCTTGATGGAATGTGTGTTTTTGTTCCGGAAGATATGGAACCAGATTACAAGATTGTAGCAATTAAACCTTACCAACATCTGTTGCTGGAGGTGGAAAAGCTGTGAGTGTAAATGGTACAGACGATCTGGATAAAAAACTGAAACAATTAGCAGAATATGACATGATGCATGCCGTGTCAGATGCTATTCAGCTTGTGCGATCAGCGGCAGTGAATAACTGCAGCGTAAACACTGGTGAGCTGAGACAGAGCATCTTTGCAGATGTAGAAGGAAACTCTGAAAAAGCGGAGGGTATTTGCTGGACAAACAAAGCTTATGCTCCTTATGTGGAATTTGGTACCGGTCCGAAAGGTCAGGCTGATCATGCAGGTATATCTCCGGACGTTACACCAGTGTATTCACAGTCTCCATGGTGGATCCATGAGAGCCAGGTTGACAGGACCATAGCTGAGAGATATCGGTGGTTCTACATTGATACTCCACAAGGACGCTTTTACCAGTGCACAGGACAGCCTGCACATCCATTTATGTATCCTGCACTGCATGATAACGAGGACAAGATCATGGAGAACATGAGTGCAAGTTTTAAGGCTGATATAGGAAAGGTGCTAGAATGAAGAATATCAAAGAACAGGTATATAAGGCATTATGCGCTGTGACAGAGAATGTATCGGATTCTTATCCACGTACATGGGCGGAGGACTCCACTATCCAGTACACAGAAGAACAGAACAATGTATATGAGTTCAGCTCCAGTGCTGAAGGTGTAATAGAGGACAAGTCCTTTGTACGTTACAGAATTGATATCTGGAACCGAAACAGCACATCTGCAGATGCTCTTGCAGTGGATAATGCAATGAAAGCAACAGGATTGAAGAGAACTGAATGTCAGGATGTTCCGGATCCGTCCGGAATGAAACATAAGCAGATGCGTTATGAAGGCATTATTGATATGGAATCAGATGAAGTTTATTGGACATAGGAAAGGGGAAATAACGATATGTTAGCAAATGGAACAACATTAGGTTATCGCAAACATACTGGCGGAGAAGCCTCCGGAGCATACACAGATCTTCCTGGATTAAAAGAGATTCCGGAAGTTGGTACTGAGATTGAGAAGGTAGATAATACATGTCTTACAGATCCTCATAAAATGTATGAGCAGGGCATTGGCGATCTGCCGGATATGGTGTACAAGTTTAAGTACGACAACAATAAAGCTGGAAGTCCATACAGATTGATGAGAGATGCAGCAGCTGCTAAAGAGGTCTGGGATTTCCAGGAGAAAAACAAAGACGGCACAGTTACAGAGTTTACTGCTCAGTTCTCAGTTAAGAGAACCGGTGGAGGAGTAAATGGTGTCATTGAGTTTGACGTTACTATGGCTGTGCAGTCCGAAATCAAACAGACTGATCCGGCATAAGGAGGAGTTAGATGGAAAATCTTGGTGGATTAGATGAAGTAGAAGTTAAAGAAAACAAGACAGAAGAGACAGTAGTTTCACTGGAAGAGAAAAAGGCGAAAAGAAAACCTTTCCATTACTGGGAAGTAAACGGCCGCCAGTTCCGTTTGAAACTCAAAGCATCTACAGTTGGGAAACTGGAAAACAAATATCATAAGAATATCATGAATATGCTGGATGATATTCCTCCTTTGTCAGTCATGCTTACGATTATTCAGGCGGCCATGGAACCATGGGAGCATGGAATGACATATCTGAAGGTTCAGGACTTATATGATTCCTGGACAGAAGAAGGTGGAAACCAGTCAGATCTTTATACAAAAGTCATCCTTCCGACATTATCCGTATCTGGTTTTTTTACTGCGGATCAGGCGGAAACCCTGATGGAGGAAATTGGGAACGTCTGACTGATTTTGTCCAGGAACTGTATGAGGATGCTCTTGATGTTGAGATACCCATAGATACATTCTGGAATTGCTCTATAGCTGAGAATGTTGATCTGATTGAGAGTGCATACAGAAGACTGCAAAGAGAACGAAAAAACAGGATTTCAGACAACTGTGTACTGGCAGAAGCAATAGCTGCCAATGTTGCATTATTGTTTGATGATGGCAAGAAACCGTTCCTGAAGCCGTGGGACTTCTATCCGGATCTGTTCAAGGAAGAACGGCAGATCTATGAAAAGGAAGAGGAAGAACGACAGTGGCAGGAATATATGGAACAGCGAAGAGAATATAACGCAGCATTTAACCGCCGGATACAGTCATAATGTGCCGGCGGATTTTTATAGGAGGGAGGTGAGACCATGGGTGATACACTTCATAAAATGGAGGTCAAAATCGAGGGTGATTCTTCTGGCTTGAAAAAAGAGATGGAATCCAGCCGCCAGGAAGTAAAGCGTGGTGTTGAAGCTATTCAGAAAGAAACTGAAAAGATGAAGAATCCTTTCAGAAATCTGGCAAGTAGTAAAACACTAAGTTCAGTGCGTGCTTCCATGAAGAAAATTAAAGATTCCTTTGCATCATTTTCACTGAAAGACAGAACAAAAGAATTCCAGATCAAGGCTGGTATTAAAGTACCGACTGAAGAATATAAGAATGTTATTTCTGATATTGATAAGGTACAGGCTAAACTCGACAGATATTATGAACGAAGAGATAAAGCAGAGTATCTTGGAGTTGATAAAGAAAGCAACAGTTGGAGAGGACTGGCTTATGACATTGAAGGCGCTGAAAGAAAACTGAAAATGTACCAGGCTGACAAGAAGATGATGGAAACTGACGGGACGGATGTACAGCGTCCTGTGTCCATCAAAAGTATGCTTGGAAGCGTTGCCGTAAAAGGATTTGGCGGTGCTCTTAAGGGAGTGACCTCAGGTGTGAAATCACTGGCAAGTGGTCTGATTCAGAAAGCTTCTGGAGCATTTGGTGCGCTGATACAGAAGTTTGCTACTGGGATTCCAATTCTAAAAAGAACGAGATCTTCATTTAATGGTCTTGGAACATCCGGAAAAGGTCTTGTAGGAATACTGAAAACAATCGGTATGACTGCAAAATTCATGTTTGCAAGCTTTGTGATTCGTGGAGCAATCAACGGGGCAAAAGAAGGCTTCCAGAATCTGGCACAGTATTCAAGCTCAACAAATGCAAGTCTTTCCATGCTGATGTCTTCACTGACTCAGCTGAAGAATTCGCTTGCAACAGCATTTGCTCCGATTCTTGATGTAGTAGCTCCGATTCTGAATCAGTTCCTGCAGATGACCATACGGGCCGTGAATGCTGTAGGACAGCTCATGGGCGCTCTTACAGGAAAATCTACAATCGTCAGGGCTAAGAAAGTAAACCAGGATTATGCTGCAAGCCTCAATGGTACATCTAAGGGGCTCAAGAACAATGCAAGTAATGCCAACAAAGCTCAGAAAGAAGCTGAGAAGTACAAACGTACACTGTTAGGCTTTGACCAGATCAATAAGATGGATGATAACTCATCCTCTGACACTGGATCCGGCGGAGGGGCAGATGCTGGAGCTCTGGGCGGTATCGACAACATGTTTGAAACCACTGCAGTACAAAGCAAGTTTAAAGACCTTGCGAAGCTGATCAAGGATTCCTGGAAGAATGCAGACTTTACAGAAGTTGGTGCTATCGTTGGTCGTAAGCTCAACGCAGCACTGCAGAGTATTCCATGGGATGAGATCAAGAACACTTCGAACAGAATTGCAAAGAGCATTGCTACATTTCTGAACGGATTCATTGAAACAACAGATTGGGGACTGGTAGGCAGCACTCTTTCGCAGGGATTAAACACAGCAATTGGATTTGCAAACACATTTGCGCAAAACTTCCACTGGACCAGCTTGGGAAAAGCCATCTCTGACGGAATCAATGGTGCTGTTAAGACGTTCGATGCTGCCACTGCAGGACAGACGATCAGCAATGTAGTGAAAGGTATTCTTGATTCGTTCATCATAGCTGTAGAGAATACAGACTGGCAGCAGGTCGGTAAAAAGGTTCAGGAGTTCCTTGTCAATATTGACTGGAAAGGCATTGTTGAAAAGCTATCAGAAGCTATTGGCGCAGCATTTGGAGGTTTTGCAGCATTCCTTTGGGGCTTGATCGGAGATGCCTGGAAGAAAGTTGTACAGTGGTGGAAAGATACGGCATACAAAGACGGACAGTTTACCATTAGTGGACTTTTCAACGGGATTGTCGATGCTCTGAAAAACGTAGCAACATGGATTAAAGACCATATCTTTAAACCTTTCATCAATGGCTTCAAGAAGGCTTTTGGAATCAATTCACCATCAACAGTAATGATTGAACAGGGAGGATATATCATTTCCGGATTGTTCAAAGGATTGAAGGATAATCTTCCAAACGTCCTGAAGTGGGTCGGAGATCTACCTGGAAAGGTAAAGGATAAGCTCGGAAATGCTAAGGAATGGCTGAAGGAAAAAGGCTCTCAGGCAATGTCTGGATTTGCAGCAGGTCTTCATTCCATTAATATTCCACTGCCGCATATTACAGTTTCCTGGAATAGTCATACTGTTGGACCGGTAAGTTTCTCAACTCCATCATTTGGGCTTGACTGGTATGCAAAGGGTGGATTCCCTAATATGGGTGAAATGTTCGTAGCACGAGAGAATGGGCCTGAGATGGTTGGTCGAATGGGAAGACGAAATGCCGTTGCCAATAACAACCAGATTGTTGATGGTATCCGGGCTGGTGTGTATGAAGCCATGGTAAATGCTCTGGAAAGCTTCAGTGGTGGAGAAAATGGACAGAACACAGAAGTGAAGATCTATCTGGAAGGTGATTCCAAGAAATTGTTTAAAGTGATACGTACAGAAGGTCAGGATTACCAGAAATCTACTGGAAAGCCTGTGTTTGAATAGGAGGTGGGCTTTTGCATAACAACGATGACGAACTGTATATTGATGGTGTGAAAATGCCCACTTTGAAACTCAACGGGCTGACATACAAGAAAGAAAAGATATGGTCGAAAAACACTGGTCGAGTAAGCAATGGTGACATGAAAGGTGACGTGATAGCAAGAAAATTCACACTATCCTGTCAGTGGCCGCCGCTTACTCGTTCTCAGTTAGCGGTGATTGATACGGCTATAGATCCGGCTTTCATTAAAGTAGAATTCCGTGATCCTGGAACAAATAATAAGCTGGAGAAAACATTCTATGCAGGCACACCGACATATCCGGTATACAGTTATGCCAAAGGTGTAAAAACATATGTTGGTGTAGCCGTAGATTTGATTCAGCAGTAGGGAGGACAAAATGAAAGTAAAAAACAAAGATATCGTTACTTTTTTAAATGGAATCGGTGGTTTTAAAGACAAAAGATTTCCAGTGAAAGTAACTTATGCGATCAATAAAAACATCAAAGCAGTGACTGGAGCAGCTGAAGCTTACAATAATACTTTTGATGAGCTCCGTAACCAGTATATGGATAAAGATGCTGAGGGGAATATCAAGTATGATGAAGAAGGCGAGCCTAAGTTCCTGGAGGGCAAGAGAGATGAATTCTTAAAGGAACTGGAAGAGTTGCGTGAGATTGAAGTGGACATTGACCTCATTATGCTTAATTACGATGATCTGGAGAAATGTGATTCTGACAAATACGGTACACTTACTGTGAGAGATATGGAAACACTGGACATTATGCTGAAGTAGAGGAGGTACCTGTATGTATCAGACATCAGAAGAATTTGGAAACCTGATACAGCAGGATTCCAGAACATTTTATGCATTGCTATATTTTGATGGCAATACAATAACAGATGGTATATCAGAGATTACGATCGAAGGCGGATCCAACAGCGAGGATGATTTCTCTATCGGCTCTGTAGTATCCAGATACGCAAAGATCAAGATGACGAATCCTGCAAAGAGAATTGAAGGGAAAGAGATAACAATCAATATTGGAATGATGGTTGGCGAATCTATTGAATATGTTCCGATGGGTTATTACACAGCAGAGAAGCCAAAGACAGATGAAAGTCAGATTACAGTCACTGCGTATGACCGCATGATGAAGACAGAGAGAGCTTTTTCGGCGGATGGCATTGCAGAGACTACAGATACAGTAACTGTGCTGAATGCGATATCGAGGATTACAGGAGTAACAGTTGTTACAGATGGACTGACTGCGATATCAATGCAGCGTCCGGATAGCTATACCTGCAGAGAGATACTGGGATATATTTCACAGATGTATGGCGGTTTTGCTATCTGTAATCGGCAGGGACAGATTGAGATTAAAACTTACATAGACAGTGATTATCCAGTCGATACAAGCCGGTACTGGGACACATTCGAGCATCATGATGTGACTGAGAAAATAGAGAAGATTACCTGCTATATCGGAAAGGATTCTGATGGAAACGATGTTTCTGTCAGTGTTGGTTCCGGAACCCGCGAAATAAGTTTTTCAAACCCGTTCATGACACAGGAAATGCTGGATAATGTTTGGAAAGTATTAAGCGGTTATGAATACATGCCTGGAAGCATTAAATTCATGGGTGATCCTCGTGTGGATCCATGGGATGTGCTGACAGTCTCTGATCTGAATGGTACAGCTTATAAAGTACCGGTCATGACTATGACACATGAGTTTGACGGCGGTCTGATCACATCGGTGGAAGCTGTTGGACGGTCTGAAGTAGAACAGGAATCTGGATACAAAGGTCCGACTACTAAGGAAATGGACAGGTATTATGCACAGCTGGTTGTGATTGATAAGGCATTGATTAATAAGTTGGATGTAGATACGGCGAACATCACTTATGCGACTATTAAGAATCTTGAAGTTACTAAAGAACGAGTTGAAGAGATTTATGGGGAATACGGTGAATTCCAGAAACTCACAGTAAATAATTTCTCAGCAGCAAACGGCCGGATTGATATCCTTGCTTCCAACTATGCCAATATCAAGAACCTTCTTTCAGGATCAGCTGGTATCGGTGATCTGCAGAACATCCACCTGACTTCTGATAATGCGGTAATCGATACAGCGCTGATCAGAACGGCAGTGATGGAATCAGTATCCATTGCAGATCTGCTTGCCGGTACGATCAGTACCAATAAGTTCAAGATCATGTCAGATGATGGCGGCATCCAGATATCCGGGGCAACCCAGCAATGGAAAGATGATAACGGAGTTGTAAGGATGCAGGCTGGCCGGGATGCACAGGGGAACTTCACATTCGAGCTTTTTGACGAAACAGGAAAAGGAGTTCTGATCGATTCCACCGGTGTGCAACCGGGAGCAATTGCAGATGGACTGATCGTGAACGAGATGGTTTCTGACACGGCCAACATCGCCGCATCCAAATTGGATATAGACAGCTTGTTCACAGCAATCAATGATAGTACACAGGTCATCAAGAGCAACCGTATCTGGTTGGATGATTCTGGCCAGAGCCTAAATCAGGCTTACACGAAGATGACACAGAACATCACTGAAATTGAACAAACTGCAGGTTCTGCATCAGACAGTGCGTCAGCGGCGGCAGACGCAGCCAAGAAAGCACTGGAAACCTTATCGGGAATATCAACTCTGGATGCGATGTCGGCATCTCTGAACAATGATGCTCATGTGGTCCACACCTACACGGATGGTACCGGTGGGGATTACAGTTCCTGTTATACAGTCTTCTCAGTGTTCTTGGGCGATACAGACGTATCTGATCATATCGATGAGATCAAGGCTGTAGCATCAGCTGGGATTACAGGCATATGGAATCCACAGCTGAGAAGATATCAGGTGACAGCAATGTCTACGGACAGCGGCTATGTTGATATCTCAGCGTTATACGGCCTGGAAGGTAAGGTGTTGCTGGTAGGCGAAAAGGGACTTGTGATCGGTGATAAAGCGTTGATTGTAAAATCTATGGGCTCCTGGATCACAAAACGATTCTCGGTCTCCAAGGCAAAAGACGGCAAGATGGGTCTAAGTTATGACCTTCGGGTTAGTACGCAGATCATCCGGAAACAGAAAGATGATAAAACACTTGAGCCGGCAAATGTGACGTTCTCGGCTTACAAGAATGACAATGGATCCGTGAGCAGCTATTCCGGAAAGTTCCAGATTGAAGAATCAAAGGACTCCGGAAAGACCTATGAGATCAAGTATGGCTCCTCATCAGCTGAACTGTTGACGGTATATGTACCATCGTCTCCGGATGTGAATATCATCCGGTGTTCCTTGTATGATACGTCCGGAGTGCAGCTCCTGGATACTCAGACTGTATCAATCATATCAGATGCTGCAGGACTTGCACAGGACATTGCAGCGGTGGACCAAAAAGCCCAGGAAGCAAAAGAAGCGATTCAGACTACTTCACAGGAAGTAACTGAGATCAAGAGTGGCATGGAAGGCTTTGAGACGAAATTATCCAAGACCACAACAGACCTGCAGGGAGTGACCGATGGAACGCTCCTGTACAACACCAAGTGTCAGGACAACGGAGACGGTACCACGACTGTATCGGCGGCATTGTATAAGGCCGGCGTAGAAGTCACGAAAGAATATCCGGCAGCGTGGTTCTCCTGGAGCAGGAGGACAGAGCAGGGAGAAGCCTTTCTGCAGTACGGATATTCAGTAACAGTAAACAATGATGATTATATGTTCGGTGGAGTTGTAATCGGACAGTTTATCAGATATGTGCAGATGGCTCTTACAGTAGGAGATAAGCTTCTCGTGATCGGAAACAAAGCCATGTGCGTAAATGTAGATGCGTAAGGTGTCCGAATTGGACACCAGAAAGGAGAAAAAATATGGCATTACCACAGGACGGTCAGAATGCGAACGGACTGACCAAAGTAACAGAGATTCCAAAAGGAAAAGAACTGATTTTTATTGATCCGACAACAAATGAAGGCGGGATTATTACACTTGAGGACCTGACAACTCAAATCCTCAAAAATTTGACATCCCAGACCTTCGCACTGGATCAGGGAACAAAGACACTTCCAGCTGCTTTAAATGAATTAAATAGTAAAAAAACCATAGAAATAATCAACATATCAAAAAGAGCGAATATTTCAAAAACCGGAGAGTTTGTATACAGTGGATTAGAATTT